CACCATCCCCAGGTGGAAAGGCGTCGTGCAAGGCTTACCCTCCTTGGCTCGCTCCTTAAGTTCCGGAACGACGACGCAATCCTCACGGTAGTTTGCCCATGCCATGCGGGCCCGATGGACCGATCGCGGAAACAGCGCCATCCTCCGGATCGCGGCGAGGTCCTGCTTGTCCGGCCGGCGCCAGTCGATGGCCCACAATTCTTTGAATGATCCGCACGCGCATACTTTCGTGGCCTGCACGAGATCGGGAAGCGTCGCGGCCGATGGCGTCCAGGGAAGGGGATTGTCGATCGACCGAAGGGCGACGGCGTGCGCGGCACAAAAGGGTTTTAGGTTCCTGCCGAAGATCCGGTGATCGTCACACGGCAGCAGGAACGCCGCCGCCAGCCGACCCGCCACGAGGGATTTCAGGGCCATGGTCCATCGTCAGGTGAGCTTCTTGAAGGCGACCAACGTGCAGGACGCCTCCTCAAAATCGCGAACCTTGTCGCCGATCTTCTTGTTGGTGACGATGTACTTGATCCCATCCACAGTCACCGTCCCGAGCGCGTCGAATTTCGCCTCGTCGGTCAGAAGGCCCTGGACGTCGCAGTTGCGCTTCCATCGGTCGGGCTTCTGGATACCGAATGCACCGGTCTCGCCATCGCGGTCGGTGGCCTCGGCCTGGGCCTCGGGCTCTTTCGCCCTGTCCACGGAATTGACCTCAATGCCGATGTCGTCCGACATTGCCTTGAGGGCCGCCTTGAGGCCCATCGTGACCGCCAACGAACCATGCTTATCGTACGCGTCCGCCATGACTCTCGGCGGGTGTCAACGCCTGCGGGATTTCTGTGGGCGATAGCCGGCTAATTCCTTCCGCATGCCCTCGACGTGCGCGCGCGCGGCCCCCTGGATGGCGCGATTGAGGATGGCGATGAGCGCCGGGTCATAGTCTGAGCCCTTGCCCACCCAGTCGAAAAACTTTAGGGCTTTGCTCGTATCCATCTTGAACTGGCCCCGACCCCCGCCGTGGTTGGCGACATATGAGGCGAAGGCAATCGAGAGCTTTCGCAGCGCCGGAATGAGCGCGCTCTTGAGCTTGCCCACGTGGCCCTCCAGTTCTTTGACGTGCGCCTCGACGGCCTCAGGGTTCATCACCAGGCGCAGCGAGGGCGGCGGCTTGCGGCTCGTCCAGCGGCCCCGCTTGTGCCCGCGCAGGGCCCGCCCGAGGTCGAACGGCGAGATCGTCACTTTGGCCAGCGGTGATCCCCCCTTCTTGAGGATTTCGCGCATGGCGCGCGCGTCGCCCCGGAAGTAGGCGCTCCAAAAGGCGGTGCGCAGCGGGCGTTTCAGCGTCCGGAGATACCGATTGAGTCTCGCGCCTCGAGGATAGGCGTGGGAGTAATCGCGCCGAATGGCCCGCTTGCCGGCGCCGACGCTCGACGGCGGGAGAACGCCCAAGACGCGCCGGAACAGCCCGCGGGCGTATCTCTCGAATACCTTGCCGGAGAAATCGTCGTGCTCCGCCTCGATGTCCCTGACCGTCCGGTCCCAGTCGGTCAGATCGACTTCGAAGGTTACATCGGATGCCACGGCTTACGGGGCGGGAATAGCAACGCCGGCCGCGATGGGCTTGAGCACCATCTTGGTCGCGCTCTTGGCCACGCCGAGGATGGTCGGGTACCAGCCAACGGCCAGATCCGTGCTGGGAGCCACGTCCCCGGCGGCATCGGCACCGACCACGAGGATGTCGCCGACCGATAGCGCACAGCCGGGCGTGAAGTCATCGTCCTCATAGACCAGGAAACCCGGCTGGCCGGCCGCACCGCCGTTGAGCGCAATGCCCTCGGCCGCGTGCGTCGCCGCATCGTTGGCGTCGGCCTTGTAATAGCGGCCGTCGGCCGCCTTCCGGTAGAGGGGCATGCCCGCCGTCACGGCTTCCCCGAAAATGATATCCTTCTTCCTGCCGTTGCTTCCCGCCAGGACGTTCGCCGCAGTGATCACTTTAGCCGCCATGACTCACCTCCCGTGTCAATCCTCAGGCATCCAGAACCGCCGCCCAGACCTTGAATTTCAGCGTCCGCACCCACTCGTGCTTGGTGCGCGACCGCTCGATATCAAAATCGCGGGCGCCAAACACCTTCGCCCGAGGGCCTGAGAGCATGTCGGGCAGGGCCATGTCCCGGAGTTTTCGGAGGATCTTTCCCCATGCCTCGGCGAGCGCCTCGGGATTGTTGATCTTCTCGGCCTCCATCATGACGTCCACCCGGCATGCCAGAAGCCAGCGCCCCGGTCGCTTGTCGTCCTCGGTGGCGCCATCGACCATTGCGACAATCCGCGTATCGGGCGCGTCCTCATCGGAATCCACGTTGACCACCGGCAGGCCCGTTTCGGCCGCATCGAGGATGGCCCGCAATTTCTCCTCAACCGCATCGCAGGGATCGGTCATGTGATCATCTCCGCATGGATGGTTACGACCGGCCAGTTCGAATTGTCGGCGACGCCGGTCACCTTGTATGTCTTCCCATCGGCGATCAGTCGCTCCCCCCGCGCCGGCAGTGGAAGCCCGATCTCGGATCGGAGCGCCTTCATCATGACCCCGGAGGTCGAATCAAATCCGCCGGCCACCAGCCCAAACTCGACCGCGGGATTCCCTATGAGCGCGCGGAAGCTTTTCTGGCCCCATGCGACGACCACCCCCCGTCCCTCCTCGCCAAGCAGCTTGGAGAAGTCCTCTGAAACCTCATCGGCCAATGTCATAACGAAAAGGCGGGGGCCGGATCACGGCCCCCGCCCCAGGGGAGAACCCCATGCCGCAGCGACGGCACGAGAATTCATATCACTTCTTCTTTTTGGCAGCCTTCTTCGGGACCGCCTCTGCAACCGGCAAATCCTCATCCACATCGCCCGCCGGGGCGTCCTGTGAAACCTCACCCGCCTCGGCCGTCGGATAGACAGGTTCGGCGACCGACCTGATCTTTCTGCGCTTCAGCACACCGGTATTCCGGCTCCAGACCTCGACCACATCGACGCCGGGAGGAACCTCGACCTCCTTGCGCTTCACGCTTCGGAGATGCTCGCGGATGGGGATATCCGGGCCGATCAGCACGACGGCGCCCACGGCCTTACCGAGCCCAACTGTCACTGCGGCATTCATGATCAGACAACAGGCGTGGTGATCCGGCGCAGGGCCTTGTCCTCGCCCTTGGCGAATCCATAGGTGCACTCGATGATGCGCCGGCCGACATCCGCGTCGGGATCACCCCACTGGCGGTAGGCCAGGGTGATGCCAACCTCCTCATCGGCCATGACCTCGAAGGCGGTCAGTTTCTCGCGCACGCTCGGCTCCGGCTCGATGTAGGTCATGCCGACCAGGATCGCCGATGGAAACACCATGAACCCGGCCAATCGCTCGCCATTCGCGGGCAGGACTGCGGAGCACTCGTAGTTGAAGCCCGCCAGCCGATTGCCGAGGCTCGCGTTGCGCCACACGTTGCTGTCGCCCGAATAGGCCGCGTAGCGCGCCTGCGGGTCGCGCTTGACGAAGTGGTCGAGCGAGCTGTTGAGGATCAGGCCGCGATCACCGACAGGCCAGAAGAGATCGATCGCCGCCTTGTCGAGGACCAGGAGTTCCTCGGAATCGAATTCGTCCTCGGCGACGTTGATGATCGCCGCCCCGAAATTCGCCTGGGTGACCACCGAGAGAATGTCCATGAGGACATCTTCGGCCAGCTTGCGGCCCTTATTGCGGCCAACCTTCTCAAAATCCAGATCGGCGAAAGTGTTCCAGTCGTCCGAAGAGATCGACAGGTCCTGGTACTTCCTCTTGTTGATCGTCACATCCTTCGCCTGGAGTTTTGCCTCACGATCCACGGTGTAGCCGGTCGCCTGATTATAATCCCGGCTCGCCTGGGTTTCGAGCGGGTAGTAGGGGACCGAGATGATCTTGTTCCCGCGCCAAGACCGGGGCTCGCGCTCGAACTTGGTGCTGAACAGCCGCAGGGGCAGCAGTACCCGTTTGATCTCCTCCATCGCGGCATCGAGAATCGTGTTTGCCTTCAGACTTGCAGCTACATCAGCGCCCATGTTCTTTTCCTTCCTTCAGTTCAGTTGAGAACCTTATGTCCAATGCGCGGAGTCAACCCGCGCGACAGTTGTTGCGAGCTTTCTTCCCGGCCTCGTCGTTGAGGTAGGCCTGGATCGCGGCCTTATTTTGCCTGAAAAACTTCGAGCGCTCAGTTACCGAGCCGTTCGCCCGGATCGACTCCCACTGCGCGCCGATGTCACCGGTTGCCGCCGGTGCACCATCGGGACTGACCGCATCGCCGGCCGCGAGCGGTGCCTCGCCACGGGCGGCGGCCACGATCTTTGCGGCCCTGCCGGGAACACTCGCGACCGCCTCGTCGCGCGATTTCTCGGCGTCGGTTTTCGCTTTCTCGGCGGCTGCCTTCGCGGCCAGCGCATCGTCGCGCTCTTTCTCCGCCTGGGCTTTGGTCGCAGTGGCGGCATCGCGCTCTTTTTCCAGGGCGGTAATTCTATCATTGGCCGCCTTCAGTTCCCCCTCGGCCTTTTCGGCGCGGGCGGTCATCGCGGCGAGGTTCCCATTGAACAGGGACTCGATCTTCGAAAAAAACTCATCGATCTTCATTCGGTCTTCCTCTCTTGGTTTGGGGCGATCACCTGCGGGTGCCGGAGACATAATCGAGGTTGCACGCACCGGCGCCCCCGTTGGTCGTGCCAACAAAATCCACAAGAAGGGGCCTATCTGGGCGCCCCGAATACAGGGGACCCCCGCCCAGGGTCATGTGCGGGATGCGGACGGCCGCGCCATTGGTGGGCGTTGGCCCATAGGCCGCGGAGAGCGTCAGCGATATATCAAGGTTGGCCTCGTAGACGCGGTCGTTGGTTGCTAGCGTCCCGGATGGAGGGGGATCCAGCACAACGTAGTTCGTCCCGGCGTCGAGGATCTTGTGCCTCTCGAAGACATCCTGGGCCGCGTCATGGCTCACGACGATGTCATCATTGGTGAGGGCGTAGTCGGCGTTGAGGACCGCGCACGTGCCCGCGACCCCCTCGCCGGAGGGCAACGTGATGGCCGGACCGCTCGAGTAGAATTTCAGCGCCGGGTCGTCCTTGTCCGTATAGAGGGAGATGAACTCCACCACCGGACGGCTGGGCGTTGCGGGGACCACCGCGTAAGAGATATCGGAGTCCCCGAAGTCTTTGCCCTTCGCCTGGAACGTCTGGGCGTTGCCGATAGGGAGGCCGATCAGCGTGGCCACCAAGAAACCGATGAGATGCTTCATGACCCCGAAGAGGTGTCAACCCCCAACCTGTCGCTCCAGCCAGGCCATGGCGTCCGCCCGGCTGCCGATCTCGTCGATGACGCCACGTTCCCGCGCCTCGTCGCCGAGAAACACCTGCCCCCGCTTGGATCCATCGGCGAGATTCACCCTGTTGGCGTCAACGAACTGTGAAAAGTGCCCGTAGGCCTTGTCTATGTGCTCCCGGAGGTGCTCCCGCTGCTCATCGGTCAAGCTGCTCCATGGCAGCCATGTCGTTTTCAGATCCCCGCCCGTGTTGTGGAACACCTCAACCTTGATGCCGATCTGATCCAGGGCCCCGGTCCAATCGGCGAAGAACGTGAACGCGCCTATGCTCCCGGTGTACGCGGTGCGGGCCGACATGATCGTGCCGGCCGACGCGGCCAAGAAGTAGGCGGCGCTGGCCATGATCTGATCGGTGTAGGCAACGGTCGCATCCCGCTTGTCGATCGATAGCGCCTTCAGCGCCTCGGCCGCCTCCAGGGCCCCGAGCGTGGATCCACCGGGGGAATCAAGATCGAGGAATACGCCCTTCACCGACTTGTCCGCCCGGAGCGCATCGGCGATCGCAACGATGTCGTCATAGGCGGTGTCCGGCCACCAGCTATCGTCTTTGGCCAGGACGCCGTAGATTCGAATTTTTGCAATTCCGCCCGGTGCCATCTCCGCCTTGAGCGCCGCGCGCGTCGTGGGACGCCCCCCTTTTGCCGCGGCCAGTGCGGTGGCCATGTCCTCGACCCGAGCGAAACCGCTGGGGTGAAGCGCCCAGGGGTGCGCTGCCAGCTTCCACGCGGCCCCGGTGCCGATGTTACTCGTCGGTGTCGTCGGATTCATCGTCGTCTTCCTCCTTCTCCTTGGGATCCTTGCCCTGAGTGGGACCGCCGGCGGCCTGTCCGTTGGTCGCGCGCTCGAAGGCCTCCATTGGGACATCCTCCTCCTTGGCGATCAGTTGCTTGAGCTTCCACGCCCGCGCCCGCTGCCGGAGGTGCTCCTCGATGTCCTTGCCCTGGGGCCCGAGCCAATCCTCGAGATTATGCGCGCCGAGGTTGTAGAGGCGCTCGAATGCCTGGGCGTCCTTGCCCTCGTCCACCGTGATCTGTGGCGGAAGGGTGTGCCCCCAGCGGTACCATTCCGGGTTGGCATCGAGCTCCCCCATCTCGATGAAGGCGGCGATGGCAAATGCATCGATTCGCCGCGCGGGCGGCGCGAGTACCGACTGGCGGCATTTCACGGACCGCACCGCCTTGTTGCGCACCAGCCGCACGGTCGCGCCCCCGACCTTCTCGGGGTTCCATGCGATCTCCAATGGCCACCTCATGCCCGCGAAGCACGAGCGCAGGATATGATCGATGAACCTGTGCCACTCTTCGGGTGGGCGATTGTAGGTGTGGGTCTCGATCTTGCTCCCGCTATTGGCCCGGAAATACCGGATCATTCCGCCCATCAGGGTCTCGTAGTGGAACGTGCTCCCATCAGCGGCGGTCGATTCGACCAGTTCGTTGCCGTCATCCTCCCTTTCGCCAGTCTCGTTGTATTCCAAGAGCGAGTGCGCCGAGTTGGCCTTCAGCGCCAACTTCTCCCAGTCCTGGCTGTCCTTGAGATCGTGGAGATCGAGCACCGCGTGCGAAACCGAGGGCAGACCAGTGCCCGAATCCCACCATTCTGGGTCGAAGATCTGGATCATCCGCGATGCCGGCACAAAGGCGGGCTTCTGATCGGGTTTCTGCGGGGCGATCTCGAAGGCGATCGCGCGGCCGTAGGGCGTCATGATCACGCCGTTGGTGCTGACGTTGCCCGTAAACTCGCCCCTGATGATCTCTCCGGGCTGGCTGCTCTTGACCCGGTGGCCCGGGATGAACTGGATGAGGGGATAGCCGCTATCGGTGCGGAAGAGCCGCACGAAGCTGCGGCCATCGCGGTCCACGCAAAGGCTCGCCAGCGCGAGGCTCTTCTGCCAGTTGAAGGGCGCGCCGAGGATATTGCAGGTCATGTGCCACTCGCGGAGCATCTCCGCGGCCCTCTCGCCCCACTTTCGGTCACGCCCCAAGAAGACCGGATTCCACGCCTCGCCCACCGCGTAATCGGCCTTCTCCAACGCCGCGCCCTTGACCACGCCGAGATTCGCGAACAGCCGCTGGCTGTCGCAGACGATCCGATTGTAGGTGTAGGAGTCGATGTGCCGCCAGGTATCCTTGATATCGATCCTCCAAGAGGACCGCTCCGGCCGCCGGCGCCAATCCCCGGCGTCCCAGAGCTGGGAACGGCCGGAGACCCCGGTTCGGAAGGATTGGAGCAGGGTCGCGGTATCCATCAGAAATTCCCCGAGAAACTCGCGACCGTCTTGGTCACCCGGCGGCCGTATGTAACGGGATCAAGCTTCTGCAGTGCGTACCGGCATTCCTCGAGCACCTTCTCCACCGGCATCGTGAACTGTTTTTGGCTCGAAGTGCCCCCCTCTCCCCACTGCATGATGGTCTTGCCCTCCAAGACCATCTGTTTGGCCTTAGTCTGGATCCTCAGCACCTCATCGAGGGTAAAACCGGTGGTGAATAGGCCCTGCGCCATGACAAACCCTGCGGGGTGTCAATCCGGCGGGATTGCAGGGGCCGGATTCGAACCGGCGATCCCCGGGGAATGGGCCCGATGACTTGACCGCTTGTCCACCCTGCTGATTCGGGAGAGATGTCAATCGGTTCCTTTTTCCTCCTGCGGCTCGATCGCCTCTCTTCCCAAGAGTCTGAGCATGTGTCCGGCGGCGACCGCCATGGCCTCGCAGTCCCAATAGTGGTTGGGCCGCTTGCCGATTTGCTGCCATCGCCACTGGCCCGCGTGCTTCTCGCGGCGCTCGCTCTCCATGTGTTCGAAGTACTCCTCGGGCGCGTCGTCCGGAATTTCCCACGTCGCGCCCTGTGATGGGTCCTGATTGCGGCGGAGCCGGTCCAGGGCGTCCTTCATGGCGAGGTTCGACCAATAGAATTGCCGGCACACCCTGCCCCGGCCCATGGCCACCTTGCGCACCGGCGACCACGGCCGCCAGATCGGATCCATGCGCGCCCACTTTCGTCCGGTGTTCCTCCGCCTGTGCGCCCACGTCGAACGGCCATCGCCGATCAGCGCGGTCCATCCCCGCTCCGCGCACCAGCGGAACACGTCGTATCCCCGCTGGTCGCCCGCGTCGATGAACACGAGCGATGGCAAGATGCCGAACCGTCCAACGATCAATTCAACATCCTCGAGGGTGTGAACTCGCTCCATCCAGATCGCCCGCGAGCTGCCGTCCATGGCGAATGACCGGACGATGATGTAGAAGCAGACCTGCTGCACGTCGATGATGGCCAGCCGGCAGGGCCCGAGTGGTCTGGTTTTCTCCCACGCCTTCTTTTGTTCCTCGGTCGCGTTCTCGGGCAGTGGCGCCGGCGGGATCTCCGGCCATCCTTTTTGCCCGATGACGGCCTCCTTCTCCCATGCCGGCGGTCCGCCCTCGGCGTGCATCCGGTAGCCGGTCTTGCGGATCTCGACCCGATAATCCTCGCTACGCTCCTCGTAGGTCTGGGCGAGGCGCTTCATCCGGAACTCTTTGATCAGCGACGAATCGCCCCGCCGATAGGCCGCCACCGCCTTGTGCCACTCCTCGGCCAGATCTCGCCAGTCCATGTGCGCCATGGCGTTCCAGCGAAATCCGATCCTGTCCTCGGGAGCGTCGGGGTTGTGGGGCGTGAAACGCCACTCGCGCAGCAAGTCCTTCTGCAGTTCTTTGGAATACGGCATCCGCTCGCCGCAGTGCTGGCACTCGTAGGCGACGGTCTTGCGCAGCTCGCGCCAGCGCCACGAGCCGTCCGGGTTGCGCGTGCGCTCGTTATCGTCCCACACCATCCCGCCGGGGCGATTCGGGTCCTTGTCCCATTTGAAGTCGAACCAGCCGCGGCAGCAAGGGCACCGCACCTCCAACTCTCGCTGATCGCTGTCGCACCATGCCAGGTCGGCCTCGTCGCCCTCCTCCGCTCCGGTGGAGAGATTCAGGATGATGCGCGAGGACCGGAAGGATGTGGTGCGCTTGCGGAGCTGCTCGAGGTGCCCTTTAGGGTAGAGCCAGACCTCATCGTTTATCTGGATCGCGACCGATAGGCTCTGGAGGTTGCTCGGCGTGGCCGCGCCCTGGACCACCAGGAACATGTGATTGAAGAGGATCGTGGTTGTGCGCCTCTTGTGGCGATTCGTCGGAAAGTAGCAGCGCAATGGCTCGCATCGCTCCAGCATCGGCATGAGCCGGAACTCCGCGAAGTCCTTGGCCTTGTCGTCGGTCTGCGCGTTCCACTGCGCCGGGCCCGGCCGATGCTTGATTGTCCACGCCAAGAATACCTGGGCGATGAGGGATTTGACGCTCTGGACCGACGCCTGGATGGTGACCTCGATGCCCGTCCGGTTGCGCAATACCTCCAGCGGCTCCTTCGCGTAGGGATGCAGGTTGATATCGAATGGCCCAGGC